AATCGGCATCTACCCAAGATAGCGGCGTATCCAATGAGATCGAGATACGAATCTTCGCGCTCTGGACTTTCCACCATTCTTGAGAGTTTTGTCGCGATAAACACCAGCGCAACGTCAGCTGGGTCTCGGAGCTGAATACCGAGTAATTTCGCGATTTTGTAAATGCGTAATAGATTGTGTCTCGGATCACCATATTCCATCCCCCGGTCTTCGAGGGTGTTACCAGCGTCCGAGAGCCAGTCACTTAACGATCTCTCTGACATTTATGCTCGCTCTTCCTCTCTTGTATCCATCATTAAAAGCTTTGGCTTTGATGCCCAATATTGCTCGGTGTAATAACCACCAGCCAGCGATAGTTAAGCTAAAGATTATTGCGTCTTGGTATTCACTCAACATCGGCATTGACTCCGAATCTGTCTAGCCAATAGGCGCTAATCTCTTGCCTACTTAATCGCCCTCTAACTGATTTGCGGCCTAATGACTCCACCGCATAACGGCGAATCAGCTGGCCTTTGACGTAGTTTTTACCATCCGACCAAGCGCCAGAGGTGGTATCAAACCGAATTAAATTCGGCGTATTTATCATATTCTCTCCCTTCTAAACCCGGTAAATGGATTTAGTGGGATAAATGTATTTAATTAAATGGATTTATACAAGTAGCAGCTCGGCGAGTCGGATATCTAAGTAGCCGGCTAGCTTTTGGACTGTCCCCTTATTGGCGAAGTCGGTCTTATCTGGCAAGGCCTTTAAAGCCCACTCAGGCTCGTTTATAGCCCCTAAATCAAAGCAATAGACCCCTTGTGGGGTGGAGTTGATATAAAGCGTCCTAGCGCCCGTTCTAGCCCTTATATCGGCTAAATAGTCCCACTTCTTCTTCTCAATCAAAAGGGTTGGGTAATGAGTGCGGCGGCACTTCATTTCGATATATGAGTCGTGGGTAATGCCGTCAGCTCGGTCGGTCGCTGATAGTGGCGTTAAGTCCGGAAATACTGACTTTAGCGCCTCAAATAGCTCAACCTCGCGAAGATAAATTAGACGTCCTCCTCGCCATCTTCCCAACCAATTTTCTTAATCGGGTCGGATGGGTCGATAACCCAGTCCGGCCAGCTAGAGCGATCCATAGCAAAAGCCAAAGCCGTTCCCTCGTCCATTCCATTGCGGCGGCAAGTTTCATAAATTTCTTTACAAGCGATAGCCCAAAAATCTAGCTTGGTAGGCAGCTCTTTAACTGTTCTGCGCTTTTTAGCCACTTTCTTAACTGGCTTTTTAGCGACGCGCTTTTGTGCCACCTTTGACCACTTTCTCCCGGAGAGCGACTTCAAGAGTAGATTCTAACTTATCGAGTCGCGAAATTAATGGAATGTTCTCAAGTTTGATGATGTAACGAAGTCCGGCGATAAGTAGAGCTATTGAACCCAGAACTGAGGCGACAAAGCCAGCGATGGTATTAGCGTCCATTACCGGACTTTGCCATAACGCTCGTAGTTAGGGTTTAGCCAGTTAATTATGCTCGGCAATACGGCAGCAATAGCAGCATTGGCGATTGTCTCGACATCCAAGCCGACCGCTAGGTAGGTCGCTAGAGCTGTCGCTAGGAATGTCTTTGCCCAGCTTCCGGCCATTAGTTTTAACTCGTTCATTACGCTCTCCTTCTAGGTCGAACCATTTGCCGTCGTTGTCTCCCAGAGTTGTAAAGCTAATATGAAAATGCGAACGATGAGGGTTTGGGCCTGTATATTTTCTGCGCTTCCAATTCAGAGTCGAGCTCATAATCTTTCCATCAAAAATAATGTACTTGATGCGCTTATCGCCTCGCTTGGCACATTTGCGAATCTTCTCAACTAACGCGTAAGCCTCCTCCTTGTGGGCTGAGAGGTCGGCATCAATGTCTAAAGCTCTAACAATTCCGTCTCTTGGAATGTGGTCAGAAGTGCCTTGAGCGAGGTGACGAGCATCAGCAATCCAGCCGTCAGACTTACGATCCCTATCAGGATAATCATCGTCAATCTGCTCTCTTAGTTGCTGACCAGCTTTACAAAGTTTAGCCATTATGAGAGAAGGAGTTTGGCTTCTTCTTCGGTAATGCCAAGTTTTTCAAATAGAGCTAATTTTTGTTGATATTTTGCTTCCGCTTCTTGTTGAATTTTTTCGGCTTCCTTTTGAGCAATTTCTATTTGCGCAATTTCGGCTTCGGTAAATTCTCTGAAAGATTCTTCGCCTGTAATTACATTGACAATTTTTTCGAAATACATATTACGCTGCTCCAAACACTCGAACTGTTCCGGCATCAAAATTACCGGTCGAACTTGCCACAGTAATGCTGTCAATCGTTGCGGTATTGCCCCAAAATCCGCCTCGAGCATACAAAATTTGACTGTTTCCGACATTTGCATTTGCTCCACCTGCGTAATGGAAAATTTTATTTCCAGCGGTATTTGCTCCCTCAATTTTTAGGTAAGCCGTCATTACTGAAGCCGAAGCGGAACTCATTTGTGCCAATTCAATGCGACTATTGCCACCGGCGTTCGAAGACGTAAAATCTGCGCCGTTGTAGCTTGAGCTGCCTGTAATTTGAAAACCTTGTGAATTGTAGTCCGATTGCACAGAATTGAAATAAACCTCTAAACGGCTGGATGCCGTTGCACTTGAGGCATTTTGTATGTAAATCAATAAATCATCATAACCAGCTAAACCTGAAATTGTGGTTGATGCAGACCCATTCAACGACGTTCCGCCGGTATTTACTAAAACATAATTTTTGGTTGCTGAAACTGCACCCCATTCTAAACCAGTTGCAGTTGCGCTATTTGCTTTTAGAACTTGACCATTTGTTCCCACCGCCAATCTGGCCGCAGTATCAGCGGCCGATGCCGCAATAATGTCACCTTTAGCATCAAAAATTGTTGCTGAAATTCCTGAAGCATCTGTGGCCCAAGTAAAATCCATATCCGTATTTGAAGCTTTAGCAAGCACTTGTCCAGTCGTCCCGCCTTTGAGATCAACAAGAGAAGTATCGATGGAATTGCCAAGTGTGCGCATCGCGGCTGCGCCGTCTTTGACTAAATCGGTATCGTCTGGGGTCTCCCAGCCGAAGTTGGTTGTATTTGCCATTGATTCTCCTTTAAGCGACGATTGTAGCGTCTAGCCAGGTCAAAGTGGGTGAAAGTGTATTCCAAGTCTCAACCGCCGGGACGCTATTCCACCTAAAGGCTTGGAGCGAAAAGGCGATAGGCGAGACGTTCAAAGTGAGGTTTAGTTGGTTTAGCGAGGCTGTCCAAGTCCATCCCTCAACAAATCCTTGAAACTCCCCATCGGTCATATTGCCGGGCAGATTGGTGATATTGACAGGCATACCCATAAAGACATTTAACAACGAATCTCGGTCAGTATTGTCTATCTCACCGCTGGCAATAGGAAAACTAATCTGTTTTAGGTTAAATTGAGGATAAGCGCGGATGGACAAATAAAAGGCGGCTTGGTCTTCGGCGTCTCCAACATTGCGTAAAGTGGTCGGTACTGTTGAGGCTAATTGACCGAATAAGCTGATGGAGGCGGGGTCAGAGTCGGTAACTGAGGAATTGCCATTTGCGCCATAAGTTAATGTAATGGCGTTGCGAACGTCGCCAGCCCTTTTAACGATACTCAACTGCGGGCCGATTGCGTGGTTGCCGTCTAAATCAACATAGCCGTTGGTCGCTAGGTACTGGCCGCGTCTAGTGCTGTCAGCGTAGCCGATACGTCCCTGAGCATCCTCGTAGAGATATCCAAGAGCAGAGGTGGCATAAGAGCTAGCTAAGTTATAAACAGTATCGTTTAGGCTGCTTTGGCTGTGAAGCTCATAATCGCCCGGCTGGTCAATATCGCCAAGCCCTGAGTTTTCGGCATTAGCCCAAGTCGTTGCCGGGTCGTAATCGTTCCAAGTAACCCCCGCTGGCACTTCATCCCAGCTGTCGAATAGAACGCCACTTAGCAATTCGAAAATTCTATCGCCGTCTAATTGGTGATTAAAGTTTCCGACATAAACCGCCCGGGCTAGACGAGCTAAAGCTCCTACGCCGATTATCTGAATTCTTTGTGAGGTAGCAGTTGAGCCAGAAGTCTGGACAGTTATCCCGACATCGGTAATAAACCCACCAAATAAGCTGACCCAGTTACTTGATGAGTCTTGGACTTCGATAGTTAGTGGATCGTTAATCTGATAAGGAATCGAGCTTTCGGCTGTTTCAATAAGCGTAAAATTGCAATAACCAGCAACAGGCTGAGAGTAAATATCAGTTCGACCAGAAGTAATAGTTAAGCCGCTAAGGGTCGCTCCTGTAACTGTGTAGCCATTGATTTTGACTCGATAGACTGGATTCCAGAGGGTCATTGAATAAACTGGCTACTTCCACCACCGGAGCGGCGTTCGGAATTGTTTAGGGCATCTATAACAGCGCGACTAAAGCCTTGTTCGTCGATAACGCTTGGAGCATTGACGTTAATAATCACATTGCCCACTTCATCAGCACGGCGAACTCCGGCCACATCAAAATTAGCACCGATACCACTAGACACTACCGCAGGGACTGTTGGAGTAGCTGTGCCGGTGTTGGTGGTTGTAACTGTCGGAGTTGTGACAGCCGAAGGGGTAATTCTAGGGGCTGCGGTTATGCCAAAAGGTAAGGATGAGCTAGAGACAGTATTTGACCCGGTTGAGCCAGAGCCACCTATATTGATTTTGCCGATTGTTGCAATATCAGGGCCGGGCTTAATTAGGTTAATACCTCGGATAACCGCGTTTATGCCAGTAATGGCAGCGTTAATAATTGGCTCTAAAGCTCGCAAAGCAAAAGAAACTGCGCTAACGATTCCCGAAGCTACTGTTCCAATTACTTTAATTGCATTTACCAAGTTGCCTAAGAAAAATGGGACAAGCGTATTTTTAGCAAAATTGAATAAGCCGCGCAGAGTGTCCTCGTTGTCTTTAACAGCTTTGATAACTGGATCAATAGCATTGGCTTTAAATCGCTCAAAAGCTGGAATCGCCTTGTCAGTAATAAATACGAGAAGCTTTTCAAGGATAGGCAATAAAGCCGCTCCGACAGTCTCTTTAGCCTCATCAAAAGCGACCTGAAGTCTTTGTATGCGGCCTTCATAAGTATCGGCCTGAGTAGCAGCTGCACCACCAAAAGTCTCGCTAAGGGTGGCTACTGCGCCTTCTAATCCTAAAGTCTTTATTTCGGCAGCTGATAAACCAACACCTAGACGAGTAAGTGCTCCGGTGTTACCTTCGTAAGCTTTACCTAACGCATTAGATACCGACTCGACTGATTTGCCAGTAGCCGCGGAAATATCAAGGGCTAGGTTTAGTAAATCGTTAGCTTTGGTAACGTCTCCGGTTGCTACCGCTAGACGCTGCAACGCTGGGCGAAGTTGATCGTCAGCTACTCCGGTGGCTAGTGAAGTTTTAAGAATCTGCTTTTCTATGGAAGCAATTTGCTCGTTAGTTGCGCCAGTAACATTTTTAAGAGCATTGGCTAAACGCTGTTGAGCTGCTTCGTCCTCAATAGCAGCTTTAACGCCATCAACGGCTAACTTAACCGCATAGGCAGCCGCAGCAGCGGCAGCAGCAGCAAAAGCCGCCTTAGCAGCTGCGCTAAACTTTTCTAATTTACCGCCAAAGCCTTCAACATCTTTAGAGCCTTTATCGAGTTCCTTCTTGAGATTATCGACATCGGCAAGGATGGATAGTTTTAGCGTTCTACTTCCGGCCATTACTTATCCCACTCCTTTAGAATTCTTGAAAATGCTTCTTCCCACTTTTTGACTAATTCAGGCTGAATCTTGCGAAGTGCTGGGTAGATAAAATAGCCAGTATTTCCTCTTCCTTCGCGAGGGGTTCTTCTTGGGAACTGACGATAACGATTAGATCCAAATTCGTAACCTGCCCAAAGGTCTTTAGTCGATGCTCCACCAGAGAAACGCTGAGACGCGAATCCATAAGAGAACTCGCCAATCTTCGAGGACTTGGAAACCCTAACGCCAGAAGTGATGCGATTGACAGCGGACTGTCCAAATCTTCTTGTGATTCCATAGGCTTTGACTTCGTTGGCGGCGTATTGAGCCAGCGCACCGCTCTCGCGTTTAGCCGCAGCAACAGCTTCATCGTCCATCGCTTTAAAGGCGTTAATGATTGCCCTAAGTTCGCGCCGGTCGTAGGATATTGGCTCATCTACCACCCTGTCGCTCCTTTAGTATCTCAATAGCTGTTAGGACTTGGTCGATTTCAGTCCATTCGCTCATCGGTATTCCGGTTGCTATCGCTACCTCAATTATAAGGCGGTTTATGCTTCCGGACTCGTAGCTTTTGGGCTTTCATCCCCTATCGTCATTTCTTCGACCGATAACTCCCAGATTTCTTGAGACTTAGTCGGCTTTCCTGCTGCTTCTCGCTTGTAAGCAAAATAAGCTAGGTCGAGGAAGTCCGCTTGTTGGTAAGCCGAAATATCCTTCATCGAATAAATCGATTTGCCAGTTTTGCGTTCCCACTTCACCCACTCGGGCAGTCCAGCGTTGTAGGTGACTTCCTCGCCGTTCGTGTATTTAATTGTGATTGATAACTTCATTGCTCCCGATGCTCCGATCTATTAGCTAAATGACTCTGTTGGCTGTCCTACTACTGTAAGAGTCCAAGTGTCGGTAAGTGCTCCTGGAGCAGCTCCACCGGCAGATGGGAAAATTGGCAATACGTTGAAAGTGAAAACTGCGCCTGTTACTGCTGTGAAAGATACTGCCACAGGAGTATTAGGTGCGGTTTCAGCATTTGCCCACATTGACTCGAACAAAGAGCCGTAAGCGGCTGTATTGCCCCAGTCCTGCAACAATTCGATTGTGAATGTCCATTGCTTATCAACGGACTTGTAAGCGCGACCATCAAGTGTCTGATAGGTCTCGATAATTGTCTCAGCTGACAAAGTTGCTGAGGTTGTTTGAGCGTCGTATGGCTTCGTGTCAAGTGTGAAGGTCACATCGCGCCCTGTAATGATTCTTGTCATTGGGTCTCCTATGCGGTTTGCTCGTAGCGGACGCTCAAGCGGATGTCAGA